AACCCAACACATTTAGAAGAGGTAGATGCTTCTGTGAACAATGCACGTAAAGCTTTAGTGCGAGATCAGACACAAGAAATTGTTGAATTAAAAAACGAAATTAAACGTTTAGGTAGACGCATACAGAAATTGGAGAAAGGAAACAAATGAAAGAAATAAACGGTTATTTACGTGTAGAGAAATCTGACTTCGTAAAGCACGGTTACATAGGCACATACGCTGTAGGTGAATGTAGGTGTGAGCTTTGTCAAAAAGCTTGGGATCAATGGGACGTGTTTAAATCAAATGGAGCACGTAGGATAGCATCTAGAGCACCAAAAAGAACGCAAGAAGCAATTAGGAAAGCGAAATACAGAGCACAAAAATCTTCGACAGACTAGCCCTTATCCTTTCGGGTAAAGGGGGACCTGCCATTACGGATTATGGTTCCTACGATTAGCATTGTGAGTCGTTAAGGTTCCCCGTCTGTCGAACCCTTATGTGACATTTGTGTGTCATTTATATGACATTTATATTACAGGTGTCCGTTTTTTTTAGAATCTTATTAGACTAATTATTGGTACTAAGTAAACAATAACCACCCAAAGTGGTTATTGGTACTAAGTACATTGGGAGCAACATATGGAATATCCGCTGCATAAAGATGCAGACGGTAGATGGATTCACACATGGGTTCGTCAATCGTCAATAAAAACCGCAGACATGTGTTTAGAAAGATTTCGCAAAGACATTTATAACCTGTCAGCGGAAAGACCTAAAGACGTAAACACTTTCGGTACAGCGTGTCACGCAGTAGCCGAAGATGCTTTGCAAGCACGTATGAATGGCAACGACGAAACCCTTGATGGGCTTCTGTATGCGTTCAATTACTACTGGGATGAAGCAAAGCACCTGATAGACGATGACCAGTGGACTAAATACAATCCTGACACAATCGTGACTGAAGGGTACTCACGTATTACAGACTGGTACAACCAAATTTACAACGCAGATGAAAAGATAATACCCACAGGTATAGAGCAAGACTTCAACAAAATCCTGTGGGAAGACAACGAACGTGTGATTTATGCACGTGGCACGATAGACCTAGTTGAAGAAAATCGTGTCTGGGATTGGAAGTTCCCGTCACGTGACTATTCCAGAAACAAATGGGAATACGAACGTTGGGATGTTCAATCAATCATGTATTGTTGGGCAACCGACATACCGTTATTTAAGTTTGGGATAGTGCATCCCAAGGGAGTCTCATACATCGAGTTAGAACGTGACAGTTCACATACAGAATGGATGAGACAAAAGGTCTTAGCACTTGCCAAGTTCGTTGAAAACTCGCCTAGAGGTCTATGGCCTTTAGGTGACAACGGTTGGTGGTGCTCAGAAAAATGGTGTCCAAATTGGACACAGTGTAAAGGTGCTACTGGAGGTATCACATAATGGCATTCAAACCAATGTCACCATCAGAACGTGCGTCGATTGAGGCGCAAGTTCTAATCAAATGCACAGTCGAGCTTACATGTGCTCAACTGGCTTCAGGAACGTCTGATCCTAACGAAGACATACTTACGTTATTGGCAGACAACTCTGGAGTGTTAATGAACACGTTACTAGACTTGAAAGCAGGATTAAACGGTGCGCTTACATCAGCTGAACAGACAATTGTTCAAACTGATCAAGTAGCACCTGTGCTTTCAATAGTCGAGAACGCGTTCCCTGGCGCAACTGTTTCACAAGCACGTGGCGAATCAAAGTACATTGACGACTCAGAATATGCGAGCGTACACAAACTTTGGTTAGTTGAACAAGCTAGTGGAGTAACTTACGGCTCTAAAGAATCCGTGTTTATGGATAATCAGGTCGTAAGGAAGTTGTTCGCTGACGGAGCACGTACTTACCCGAACAATTACTGGTCCGAACAGATGCGTGGACAACCAATCCCCGCAACTAAAAACAACAAATGTGCCCTAGGTGATTTCAAAATCAAACGTGGCGTATTCGTTGACGGTGAAGGTAATCTGTCACTTCAGCAGGGCGATGGCAATCATCCCCAAGCAGGAAAAAGTGGCTACTTCGGTGGGTTAGTGAAACACTCACCTTTCAATTGGGGCGAACGACCTGATCCTGTATCAGGTGAAACATTCGCTTCAGCAGGTGGTTGAGAAGCTATCTCTTGAAGATGCACGTCTGTTAGTTGGGCGAACCACGGCGGAGACCGTGGTTCCCCCACAGGCAGATGTTGAAGGCGTCTCAAGCAACGATGTCAAAAGACTATTTACACCTAAGTCTGAACAGATTCGGCTAATGCGTAGCGATCTCAAAGCAGGTGGAGAATGGAAATTTGGTATCAGAAGGTTTGATGAAGTCACGATGGGGGGAGCTAGACCTGGCAACCTCGTCACTCTGATAGGGAAAACACACACAGGTAAATCGCTACTCGCGATGAACATAGTTGCAAGGAACAGTAACCACAGAACCTTGTGGGTATCACCTGACGAAACAGAATCAATGTTCTGGGGTCGTTACGCAGCCATGAAAATGCAGATAGGCCAAAAAGATTGGATCAGCAGACTCATACGTAATGACACGTTAGCGTGGCAACGAACGAGCGAAGTCATATCCAACTCAACAAACTTACACTTTGAATCAACAGGCATGTCAGTAGATGATCTAGACAAAGCAATGAGAATTGCCACATCCGAACTATGGGATGGACAACGACCAGATGTTTTAGTTTACGATTACCTTGAACTAATACGTGGTGGAGGATCAGGGGACGCAGCCAGCGTCCAATCTAAAATAGAATCCTTTAAACAACTCGTATCAGACTGGCGAGTCATAGGTGTAGTCATACATCAATCAGGCAGAGGCGCAGGTAACCGTGGCTCTGCTGGAGGCATAGACTCTGGCAGATTCGCATCTACCAGTGAAAGCCACTTCGTGTTAGAAACATGGAGACGATGGGATGACACCAACCTTGACGACGAAACCCGTCGATTCTACGAAAACGAAGTAAGCGTTGGTTTATGGAAAAACAAAGCAGGTGAAGGAGAAAAAGCTGAAGTCAACTTAACAATTGATTCTTCAGGCAGACTACTTGAACCTGGTGTTACATGGGAGCAGATGAGCCTCAATGAGTGACACAATGAAATCCATATTCGAAGGATTCCCATACGCATTCGGAACTGACGAAGGCGGATGCAGATGGACACCAGTTACAACAGAAACCTACGAACGTCACTTAGAAGGCTCAGAAATGATTGGAATTTATCCAATGGTTTACGATCCCCACAAAGAACACGTAGGCACAGCAGGCTTCATAAACTCAAACGGTAGACCCATCTACCATGAGATGAAAGAAGAACTGTGGAAATGTAAATGGGGAGCCGTCGATATAGACGAAGGCGACGACTCAATCCTATATGCACAAAACGTTTCAGCAGTATTCGAAGCGTTAAACATAACATCGTGGGTAGAACTATCCCGAAGTAAAGGTTGCCATGTATGGATCTTTACCGAAGAATGGATTCAAGCCCACATAGTAAGAAAAGCGCTGTTAGCGGCAGTGCAAATAGCACAAGTTAAATTTGATGCTGTTTACCCAAAGCAAGACTCACTTGAAGGACCACCTGGTAACTACATGAGATTGCCATACGGAGGGCGAAGGCCCGAAGGAAGGCAACAGATGTTAGATAGAGATAACAACTCTATAGACCTGTGGGATTTCATGCTTGATGCAGAAACTAACCGTGTACCGACACAAACTTTGATAGACGTGTCGAAACTATGGAAAGCACCTGTACAAAGCTTGCCACCTGAACGTTCCTACGACAAAAAACCATTGATGAAAATTGATGGCACACGTCTAAGAGGCGTAGCTAGACGCATGTGGGAAGACGGTCCTCATGCCTACTTTCACCAGTCTGGTGCTGGTAAAGGCAGACATGGATTCTTGGATCGTTTCGCACGTGCTATGTGGGAAGCAGGGTATTCAGAGATAGACGTGGTAGCTTGGACTTTGAAACTAGATGCTCAATTAGGCACCTGGTGGGCTGAAGGCCCAAAATTTGAAGGCAGGAGAGATGCCCAAAGGCAAATCGAACACCTCGTCCAACACGCCAGAACCATTGCCACAAGGCACTGAGTTCACGTTTGTAGTGCAGGGACGGCCCACTCCCAAGGGCCGTCCCCGCATGACACGTAGAGGTCGTGTATACACACCGCAGACAACACTCGAAGCTGAAGACGCAATAGTTGCAGCTATTCCAGATGATGCACCAATCTTTAATTGTGCAGTACAAATGGAAATAACTTTTACTAAAGACTCGACTTCAGTAACTATTAGAGACGCCACGAACTGGGCAACCAGTTTACGTGGCGACATAGACAACTATGTGAAACTGCTAATGGATGGGATACAAAAATCTGGGATAATTCCAAACGACAAACAAGTAGTTCATATAGATGCAGTAAAGATCTAACTATGGAAACTTTCAGACTTAAAACATTTGACGAACGTATCAAAACAATGGGGGATATGGCTGAACAAAAATTTGAAAAAGATGCAGCAGTAAAGTTTGTTAGGTACGGATTAAACCGTCCTGAAATAAACATGGCACATTTGCCACCAGAAATTAGACACACACCTGATTACTTGACAGCGCAAGGGCTAGTAGAAGTACAAGGATTAGGTAAAGATCAAATATTAAAAGTTAAACACGAAAAACTTAAAGCATTAAAATGGTGGTCTAAAGTACACCCACTTTATCTTTTCATATACGATTCTTATAGGGAAAGAACGTACATGATGCCATTCAAAGAACTAATCAAAAAATGCACAATGTCCGAAACAAATCATTTCCCTGAAGGCAAACCGTATTACGCGATGCATTCTTCTTTGATTTGGGCGGACGATGAAAAGAACAACAGCAACTGATCCCTTTGTTCTTGGATGGTTAGAACATCAACATAGATCAAAAAATATAAATCGTTTACCAGAAAATGAATACGAAGCTCTTATGGAAACACTTCCTCACGAAGAACCATTGCCAGTATCAGGTTTTTTAAATTCATTTATTTCAGAACCAGTTACTAACATGATTAATGAACTTTCAGATTACGAGAAAGACATCCTGTATGCGCTGTTTTATCAAGGGTTAAGTTTACGTAAAGCAGGCAAAGAATTAAACATACCTAAAACTACATTAGCTAGACGTAGAGATGAGTTGTATAAAAAAGTAGAACAAAAATTAGAAGCAGATCCAGCAATACAAAAATCATTCAAAGAAAAAACTGAAAGGAACAAAAAAAATAATGTCATTAATTCTCGCTCTAATGTTAACTATGGGGATGACCATACCTCTGCCACACACCACTACACAGCCGAACGAAAAAAATTCTTCAGGTAACGAAATATTTGATCAATGGGGAGACCTATTAGTAGAACATTTCAACCTTGAAGACATGAAAGTAATTACACGTATTATCTGGTGTGAGTCACGTGGAAAAGCCACAGCAAAGAACCCAAACGGTTCAGCAGGTGGGCTGTTCCAAATCATAAGAAAAACTGCTAGATGGGTAGCCCCTAAAGTAGGTCAAAGCGCAGACACAGAAACCATGTCAACAGGAATACGTTTCAATCCTTACTGGAATACACGTATGGCAGCTTATTTGTTTTACGAAACTTCAGGTGGTATAAAACATTGGAACGAATCTAAATCCTGTTGGGGAAAATATGCTTAAAAAATGTAATGGCACACCAAACGCAAATCAATACAGCAACGGGTGCCGTTGCGACGATTGCACAGAAGCATGGAGAGTAAGAGCAGCCAAAAGAAAAGAAAGCGATAGGGCAAGAAGACAAGGCAGCGGATCTTCAAGCAGAGGCACACCTGACATGGGCTATGCGTTTACCAAACAAGACATAATGAAAGCAAGAGGATATGAATAAGCACACGTTAAAACAAACAGCAATACCATTAGGAGGAGGCAGATACAAAACAGGTTGGTATGTACTATCAAACGACGTGTTTGTAGACTTCTTTGTAAAACTAGATGAAGCTGAAAGACTAATAGCAAACCTGGAAGATGCTGAAGCACCTAAAGGAGATTAATCTTCGTCCATTAAAGAACAAGCACGCAAAACTAATTCTGTAATTGTTTCATAAACATAATCATGTATAGGGCTACTGTCAAAATCTCCATGATCTACTTCATAACCAAAACCCATAGCATGCTCAAAAGGCAACACAATCAAAATACCTAGATTGTTCTCATTCCAAGACGCATGAGAACCATTCTCTATTTGTAAAGCACGAGAAGCAGTTTTTAAATTCTCATATATCTCGCGTGCGATCTCATCACCTTCAGCTATTTCCCATTCTGCAAATGCTTGAGCGTACGCTTCATCGTCCATACCATTAACCTATCAAAGAACCAGATTCAGAGTCGCCTACACGGGTAGCAGCAACTGCTTTACCCACACAAATAAGTGCAGCAATAGCACCCATTTTTACAGCGTCAACAAGATCAGGCCCAGGAATAGCCATAGCAGCCACCCAAGCTTGAGCAAACGTAGAAATCGCTCTCTCTACAATATCTTTAGCAAAGTTAATGTTAAACAAAATAACTCCTTAAACAGTCCACAAGTAACGCCAGGTCACAGGACCCACTCTACCATCGACCTTAATTGGGTACATAGACTGGAACTCGCGAACCGCTGACTCTGTTAAACGCCCATATACCCCGTCACATACAAGCTCAGCGTTAATACGTTTATTTAAACGCATCTGTAACGTAATCACGTTCTTGCCTTTAGAACCACGATGCAAAGGCTTACGTCTAAAATCAGCACTCAAAGACTCCATATCCTCAAGTTGGATCTGCAAATCAAGAGAGTTAGGGGTTTCCTTAAGAGGCATACCAGATTTAATCCAATCTGCCAACATATCGCCAGGACAGTAAGTTGTGCCGAAATCTCTATGGCATTTGACCCATAAATGGTCACCATACATTTCACGCAAGCTGTCTACGACACTTAAGATAGCCACCTTACCTTTCTCGGTGAGATCATCACCTGAACCAATATAAGAAATCGAAGTAGTTTTAGAATTATGTCCCTTAGTAGCAGCGCCCTGTTTCCAACCTCTCCCCTCAAATATTTCACCAGTCTCACCAGAAACAAGCCAATTGTATGCGATAGATTTCCAGCCACGAGTCTTCACATGATACTTATCATGCTGTTTGATCCGCTGCCACGGATCAACACCAGAACCAGTGGTATGATGAACTACAACCCCTTCCAAAGACCTCTTGAACGTAGACAAAGCCTTCCCAGAGTCCAAAGCCCCCCACTCATC